ACGCCAGATAATTTCTTCATGTTAATCTCTCCGATTCATCCAAAAGAATGTCTGCGGTTTCGTCCGCTCCGGTATCTATTTCCAACAATTCGGTTGCGACATCGGTGCCGGCCTCCTGCGCACGGGCGGCAGTGCTGGCGGCCAGCTCAATGCCCGCCGGGGTACCAGCGGGATAGCTGCTGTCACTGCGATCGGCATAGCTGCCCTCATAGCCGCGCTGGGCGGCCATGCAGAGCCATGCAAATTGCTGACCTGGTGCGCCGTGTATAATGGCATACTGGCCGCAGTTTTCGGCCCACAGGTGGCCGGTTCCATCGCAATCCGTCAGCAGCCAGGCGGGCTGCCCGTGCTGGGCGATGGTCTCCGCATAGCGCGGGTCAAGGGCAATCAGGCACCAGCCTTCGGGACCGCACTGGCCCTTGCCCCAGTCCGCAAAGGTTGGCACCGGCGTCTCAAAGGCGGCCATTTTCAGCGCGCCGAAGCTGGTAGGCACCACGCGGGATTTGCTGCCCCAAACGTCCAGATTGTGTACATTCAGCTTGCCGGAAACACCCACCCGGGTCGTGTTAAAATCGGCATCGCTGTCATCGCTGCGGTTGTAGGTGATCTGCATCCCAACGTAAGATGTGGGGTCAAGTCCATTCACCCAGCCGTACTTGGCGTATTTACTGCACGCGCCAATATAGCTACTACCAGCCTCCGAGTACAGTACACCGGTCAGGCCAATGCTGCCGGTGTTTATGGTGGCGTACCAGGCAATATGCCTGTTGTCGATGTACACACGCTCACCAGATTCCGTGCCCATTCGGATGTAGGCATTGTCGAGGTCATACACGGTGGAGTATTTGAGATTGTGAATCTGCCCGGTGGTAATGTTGCCGCCGTTGATAATGGTCTTGTCCTGGTTCCATGTGCTGAGGTCGGAAAATGTTACCACGCCGGATAGGTTGATCTGTGCGCTGGTGATCTCTGTTCCGCCCGCCGTCAGCTTGATGGTGCTGCTGGTTCCGCTTGTGCTGGCCGTCAGCTTAATTTCGTTCACCGTCTGCTTGATCTCGGTTTTTGTTTCGGTGGTAGTCAGGTAATCGCCGCTGCTGGCCGTCCACGCGGTAGGCGCGTTGCCCATCTGCACCATGGGGTGCATGATGGTCAGATCGTTGGTAACGGTGGCGTTATCGTTGGCTGTGCTTACAAACAGACCGTCTGCATAGCCGTCCGCGGTCGCCGTGAACGTCGCCCAGCGCAGCTTCCAGCCGTTGTCCAGCGCAATGTCCTGCTTCGCATTTTTGAATGCATTGCCGTAATAACTTTTTGTGCCGCTGCTGCTCTTGGTCTCGAACTGCAAAAACAGGCTGTCCGTGCCGGAGTTGAGCTTGTACAGTACGCTGGCGCAGTAGGTCATGCCCTTGGCAATCACCAGCGTTTTGTCCGCGCCAAAGTGGAAGCGGGTGTTCTGCGCCCTATTGGTCGCATGGACGGATTCGCCATCAATGGTGTAGCTGCCCTTTTTGCTCAGGTCATTGCCGCCTGCATCCAGGGTCGCATTGTTCCAGTCATCGGTGCCCGCGATAATATTGTTGCCGCCGGTGATCCGCTGCGTTACCGTCTGAGTAATGCTGTCAGCTTTCTGGTCAATCGCGGATACTGATTCTTTAACGGTTTTGAATTCCTTCTTGGTGCTGTCCAGGTCGTTGGAAATGGTTGTGGTGGTTTCTTTCAGGCTGCGGACTTCCGTTTTGATCTCATCCGCCGATTGGGAGATCAAGCTTTTGGCGTTTTCCTCTGTTATGTAGTCCCCGCTGCTAGCTGTCCACGCGGTCGGCGCGTTGCCGTATTGCAGCATGGGGTGAAGCAGTTCAAACTTGTTGGTGTAGTTGCCCATTCCTGCGTGGGTAAAGCCGCTGCCGATATCCACCCATTTTACGATAGCGTCGCTGGATGGTGTCCACAGCCCGTACCGCAGCACCCAGCCGTTTGTCTGCTTAATTTCAATTTGGTCAGCAGCTTTGATGACCGCCCACGTATTGTTATAATTGATTTCCATGCACAGCTCATCCGTGCCGGAAACAGGCTTGTACATAACGGACAGGCACAGGGTAACGCCCGCTGACACATGTTCGTTCACCGTCTGCCAATGGAAATACCGATTGGAGTTTGCGTTTATTACGGTCGCGCTGCCGGTATCGTTGTACGTGGCCGAACTGCCGCTGATCGCGTCGCCTAGCAGCTTGGCGTTCTTGAAGCTCTCACTGCCCAGGATCAAGTTCCCGCCGCCGGTGATTTTGGTGTCTTTTTTCACCTCAGAGGAAAGCCCGTCCACCGTTGCTTTCAGGTCGGTGTACTTGCCGGTCAGGTCGCTGGCCTTTACTTCCAGGCCGTCCACGCTGGTCTTGATCTCCAGCATCTTGCCGGTCAGGTTCTTGTAGCTCTGGCTGTTCACGGCGCTGGAACTTTCCCGGCTGGCGCTGCCCACACTCTCAAAGCTGGCTTTGCCGGAGGAGATTGTGGCGCTCATCAGGTAGGTGTCGAACTCCCGCCCGCGTGCGTCCTTAACGTGCACGATCTGCCCGCAGGCAAGGCCGGAACTGCTGGGCACCGATACTTTGCAGGGGGTGTAGGTCACGTTTTTCAGCGCGTTGTACAGGTTCTGGGCAACGGTTTTCAGGTTGGCTTCGGTGCCGGTTGTCAGCAGCAGGTTGCCCTGCACTGCATAGGTGTTGGTGGCAGTGGTGCTGTCGGGGTAGATCACGCCCACGTCACTGTCCGACTGCCGGATCTGGACTTTCTCAATGGCCTTGACCGTGTAGTCCTCGTAGCTCAGGCTGTCAGCATAATAGGCGGTACTGTTGTTGGCACCGTCCGGGGTGATTTTAGCAGTGCTGCGCTTGTCTGTGTAGGTCAAGAATTGCAGCTTGCCGTCTGCGTTCATGTGGGCGTAGCAGCCTGCCGCTTCCGCCGCCCAGGAGATGATCTGTCGGCAGGTTAAATCGTCTGCATAGAACGCCTGCACGCTGTAGCTGCCGTTGATGGGCAGGCTGCTGCTGGCAAGCGCGACCCCTGCCCGCTGGCAGGCCAGCTGTACCAGCTGCCAGATGGTCTTGGGGAACTGCGCCTGATTGGCCCGCAGCCAGCCGGAGAAGTCTGCATCCAGCTTGGACATGGTGTCATAGGCCGTGACCTTGTAGCTGTTGCGCCTGGTGCGGGTGGGCTTTTCGGCGTAGAAAATGCCCACCTTGGTTCGGCTCCCGGCATCGTCCTGCCGGTAGTAGGTCAGGGCGTCCCCGGCGGTGATCTGTAAACTGCCGTCTGGGTCCGCCCAGATTTCGGCTTCAATGTAGTCCGAAAACGCAGAGCCGATGGTAAATTCCTGCCCGGCGTTTACCGCAGTGTGCAGGGTAAGGCTCTTCACTGCGCTGCCGGGGGAGCCGCCCTTTAACTCGGTGCCGCTTGGGAGAGTGAGAATTGGTTGGAGCAAATATACACCTCCTTTGGTTTTAGTTAGGAGGTAGGAGTGAGGAGTTGAAGGTGTGCGCGTGTGCGCACGGTTTGAAAATTGGGCCGCAATCCCGTAGGAGCGCACGTTGTGCGCCCGTCGCCTTGCGGTAAATCCTGTTATGGCATCTACCGCAAAGCCCCGGAACGGTCGAGACCGTTCCCTACAATGCTGGACCTTAGGCCCGTTTTAACTCCCAACTCCTACTTCCTAACTCTCAATCAGCATTCAATAATGTTAAACTTAAGGTTCTTCCACTGTTTCGTCTTGGCATTGTGCCAGGCGATGCCGTATTTGCTGCAGTAGCAGGTGGTGGTTTCGGTCTCGGTGGAAGATCCGGCTTTTGGGTGGGTGAACTGGAAGGTTGCCTTGCCAGCAAATAACCCGATGGTGTACTTGTACTCGTCATCCGTCAGGCAGCTGTAGGCAATGGGCCAGGTGGCAACCTTTTCCCGCACCACTTCGCGGTGCATGTACCCGGCTTCATCACGGCCGGAATCGCTGGAATCCAGGTCGGAATAGCTCGGTTCAATGTCGCAGTCCGGTGCGTACAGGGATTTGCCATCGATCTGGAACAGATTGGTCAGGGTCACGTTACACACCTCCTGTGGCAGTCAGCTGTTTGCGCTGCCAGCGCTGTACGGCGCGGCCTACGTCCTCGTCGGTCAGCTCAATGCCGTACACGGCGGAGAGGATCTCCCGCAGCACGGCCACAACGGCTTCAAAGCCAGCCATCTGGCCCGCCTGCAGGTCCTCCATGACCTCGGCCACAGCCTGCTTGATGGTGTCCAGCGGAGCTTCCACGTTGGTGCCGTGGCTCTGATCGCCCAGCACCGCCAAAAACTCCCGGTTGGCCGGAATGACTGCACCCTGCGCCAGGTAGGGGATCTGCGGGGCAGTCAGGGTGCTGATATTAAACCCGACATGCCCGCCGCCGAATATGTCCGGCAGGTCGAACGACAACCCGTTCAGCGCGTTGATGACCGCATTGATGCCGGTGACAACGGCGGAGATCATCCGATTGATGAAGCCGATGATGCCGTTGACGGCGGTCTTGATGGCGTTTGTCATCTTGTCCCAGACGGTGTTGACTGTGTTGCCGATGGCCTGCCAGGCAGCATCCCAGTTGCCGCGGAACACGGCGCTTAAAAAGTCTGCCAGCCCGCGCAGCACAACAACGGCCAGATCGATGGCATCCGCAATAGCCCCAACGGCCACGCCAACAACGTCCGCAATGGCGTTGAATACCTCAGCAAACGCGGGGCCGAATGTGGCGATGATCCACTTGGCCACCGGGGCCAGCAGGTTGTTCCACAGGTCCAGCAGGCAGTTGGCAACGCTTGCCACCAGCAAAAGAATGTCATCCCACAGGGGTTTGAGGTGGGAGGACCAGAGGGTAGATAAAATCTGCATCAGGTTAGTAAGGATCGGCTGCAAAACGTTCTGCCACAGGGTGGTAAAAATGCCTTGCAGGTTTTCCAGCGCCAGGGCGGCACTCTGGGCAATGGGCTGGCCGTACTCGGCCCAGGTCAGCTGAATGCCGCCCAAAAGATCCTGCCAAACGGTCAGGGCAGCGGTTTTCATCTGCTGCCAGGCTGCATCCCACAGCGCGGCGGCGGGGGCAAGCACAGCCTGTAATGTAGCCCAGAAATTTTGCAGCTGCTGGTTTAATAGAGCCGGCGGACTTAACTGTGGCGGTTCGGCATCTGCGGCTTTGATTGTTGCAGCGCTGCTGCTTTTGCGGGTGGTGGAAGCCGCCGCAGCTCCGGCACTTTCGGCAAGAGAAGCCTGCAGCCGGTCCAGCTCATCAAATTCCGCAACGCTGCGTTTGGCGGCCTTGGCTGCTTTGGTGGTGCCACGGGCAAGTTTGGCCTGGGCTTTGGCGGCTTTGTTGGCGCTGACTGCTGCTGCGGCGGTCTGCTGCTCAAACTTTGCCACCGGCACGGCGGAGAACGCAGCGTTTACACTGCGGCTTATTTTTTTCAGGGCAGTGCGCAGGCCGTTCAGCGGCTGCTGCGCGGTGTGGGTAGTTGTTTGTGTAGACAGGGCAACCTGAAGGCTGCCTGCATAGGATTTTGGCAAAAGCATCTACCTCCTTATGGGGACTTAATTGGCCAACAGGCGCTGCAGCCGCTGGCGTTCCGCTATCTCTGCCGGATTCAGGCGGGGGCGCAGGTCAACCATGGCTTTGTTTTTGCGGTAGTAGTCCTGTTCCCACGGCTGCAATTTTTGGCCGTGGTGCAGCTTGCTGCGCACCCGCAGCAGGGTAGCCAGCTGGCCGTCCCCAATGCTGTTGAACCAGGCCATAAAGGTCCACCAGTGCAGATAAGGCAGGGCGCGCACTTCGCACCCGGCGGCTTTGTTGATGTCGGCGGCAATCAGCGGGGCGTCCTGTTCCCAGTCCAACAGCGGCGGGGCAGGGGAGCGGGGCAGCGTTTGCCCGCAGTTCAAAAAATCTGCCAGCTTCTGCATGGCCTCCGGATAGTCGCTGCGTGGCAGATCGCCCTCATAAAATAGGGCCAGGGCCACCCGCCAGCGGATGAATTCCGGCTCGCTGGCATCGTTCAACCGATGCAGAATATCCAGAATATCGCGGTAATCCGAATGAATCGGATATGCTTTTCCGCCAACCTCCAGCCGGGTGGGCAGCCGCCAGCTGCTCATACCTGCACCCCGCGCGCGGCGCGCGCTGCCTGGGCCTGCTGCACGGCCAGCGTGGCTTTGGCATCCGCGCACTGGCGGGCACCGGCTTCCAGAATGGGCTGCAATGCCGCAA